GGGGTTTCCCCCACTCATCCATGCTCAAAATAACCCTGAGCACTGGGTGCTATACTATTTCACACCGGGGCGAATCGTCCCGAAAGGGATGATTATGCCTTTGCACATGAAACTCCGTATTTCGGCCCCTGGCATTTCGCTGGAGGTGGAAGCCGGTAGCAGTGATAAGCTTTCTGACTCTGCATTTCGTGATGTACTTTTATTCACGCAACTCGGGGCCCGTCGGCAGTTCTCTGCTGTCATGCACAAACCAATGGATTCATTCTTATCTGCCGTTCAACGTGCAGAGAAGGATAAAGACGCTGGAAATTCCGGTTTTGCTGTTCTCCGTTCTGTCCCGTCCGATTATACAACTGTTTGGACGTGGCCAGCTCGCTTATCGCCTTTTATCGAGATTCTTATCAAGATAGAAGGTGACGGGAGTGACCTTGACATGCTAAGTCAGGTCATTGTTATGTCACAAGTGCCTGCGTCGAAGGAAGTGATTAATCCTTCGGAGAGGCTCGATCGTTCTGATTATTCGAATGGAATCGATCTTTATGATTCTCATGTCGATGATTAGAAGTCGCTCTATGCTGTTTGCCTATCCCAAGAGGGATCTGGTGACTAGCGGTGTACGTATGCTAATCACATGCGGAACCGAAGACGCTGCTTTTATTGGCAGACGCCTCCTGTGTAGGAGAGATAACTGATGCTTACTTTACATCAGTCCACTAGGGATGATGAGTTTCTAGTTGCATTACGTATCCCTGATTTAAATTGGAATACGGCCATTAGTTCCTATTATGGATACTTTGGTGTGCAAGACTGGATAGGGTCACTTTTACAGTGGGCCTACATCCCTTATATGACGGATTGCGACGATGCTTTTGGGAATGTAAATTTTCCTAAAGCAGAGAAGCAACATATGAGTAACGGTTTAAAACCGCAACGCAAGTTGTACGATCCCTATGTCGATTCACTTAAATATTCGAATCCCATAGGCGTCGCCTTTGATTTAGTGACCAATTTTGAGCTTTCATCTCCTCAGATGGAAAATCAAGTTGCTCACACGTCATGGCGTGGGGACGTTATTGAAGCGTCCACTCCGATTTATACCTATGACCTTGGGTACACCGTAGGTTACGGTGACTTCACGGTTCCGTGCGTTGATCAGACGTATGCTTCAGCCTACCATTATCGGTATATTCCTTCCAATAATAGCGGTAGATACGCTGGTCCTCTCGTTCCTTATGTTTATCTAGGAGGTCTTGTCACCAAGTCTCTTGGAGAGGTCTTTGAGTTGATTAGCTCACAGATATCTTCTTCAAGTAACAAAGGAACTGTAAGCTATGTTGAGGATCTCGTCCCTTACGGGTCTGAGACAATTCTCGACAATTCGGAGTCTCATCTCGTTCGAGGCTTTCTCTATCCCGACGTTGGCTTACAAGCCTGCGGCGAGTTTGAGTATGATACAGCTGCACTCACGTGTCAGTATGTGCATTACACTGCGACTAACACTCTCATGCGTAAAAGTACAATCAAGATGAAGTTTGGCGTCTTGCCAACCACTGTGGATCGTTCTCTTCGCATTGGTGTCAATATGGTGGCGTCAGTTAATTTTACTGCCGACATTCATAGTGAATGGTATCTCGCCGTGTCGGGTGCTCACGATGACTATCGTGGTTGGCAACGTCTCTCACACGTGGAGGACGTCCGATATTTTTCTACTTCGACTGATGATTACTGGGGTCCAATTCCTCTCACGCAACCGCGTGAACGATCATTAGAGCCTGCGCCAGAGTTCTTCAATCCCGATAAGGGTGTAGTCCTTCATTTCTTCAATGATTGGGCGAAGTCGAATGCTGGTTTCTTTCGACCTTCAGTTATGTTCTCCTTTTGCGACGCGATCGACTCATATCGTGCTGTCAATGGCGACTACCTTGAAGTGATTTATCAAGCTGAAAAGCTTACTAAATTAGTCCCGAATGTGAGCGCTTTGGCAGATCTGTTGCTATCAGTGGAGTCTGGCAATGTGCCAGAAACTATTGATGCAATAGTTGCTTTTCTTGCTCAAGTGAAGCTTCAGTTTACATTCGGTGTCAATAAAATGGCTGGCAATGCCTTAGAGATCGGTCATTCGGTCGACAAGCTTGCTAGTGCTATCGAATCTATTTCCAAGCCCCAGACGTTGTATGGGAAATTCTCCATCACTATGGGTACCGTTGATGGTATTGACGGTGTTTTTCTTCATACCCGCACGAAAGTGCGTATCGGTGGGGCAACGGCTCCTTTCATACTCAAGTTGTTGCAAATTGACAGCTGGGGATTGAGCCCGCGCACAGGCCACCTTTGGGATCTCGTGCCGTTCTCTTGGTTGATTGATATGTTTAACAACCAAGGTGGTCGATTCGACGTGATTGATTCCGTCATCTATGGTCTGATGATGGACGTGCAATTCTGCACGCACAGTCTCACAATCGAGCATCCCGTTCCCAAAGCCACGCTGCAACGTCAGAATCTTGTTGCAGTGAGCCCCGTTATCATGAAGCACTATATTCGAGAAGTTTCGCGATTTGTGCCCATGATTTTCCGGTCTGAATATGACTTTGGTCGTCCGCAGAGACCGCCTGACGGCGGTATCATCGCAGCGCTGCTTATCTCCCTATTTGGGCCTGATAAGCTTTTGCGCTAACAATTTACGTTCATCCAATACATATCCGAAAGGGATCGTAACATGACCGCAACAACGTGGACTGTGAACAAACTCATTGCCACAGCTGGTGACAACAATGTTGATCTGCCGATTCTTGTGCAGAGCAACCTGTCGCTCATTCGTCGTGAGAGCACGCCTGATTACGCTGTTTACAATAACGTGGTCGGTGACATGACGTTACCATCACGCGTGACCAGTCGTATCGCGTTATTTTCAGGACCGAAGATCCTTGTCCCATCTTTTCAGTGGACGGTGGCTTTTGAAACATGCCAACTGATCACTGATGGAGACGGTAACGTCTCGGCAGGTGCTCCTATGACCTGGGGCCACTGGTGCCGCCTTCCCATCGATCATACTCCCTCAAAAGAGGAGATCATGCGCGGGTTTGGAACAGTCCATGGTCTGCTGGGCGCTTCGATTACTTCCGGGGTTATCGACCTTGGTCGTGTCGAAAAAGCGCGTACACAAGACGCTTACGTCTACGGTTCGTAGCGAAGCATGCTCACCGCAGGAACCCAGGAAAGACTGGATCTCATAAAGAGATTCGATCTGACAAACCTTCAGGATGCGGATGGAAACGGTGTTAATCTCATCGTTACTGTTCGTGCTTGGGTGTCTATGCTCCTGGATTCACCAATAGGATCATATAAGAGTGATGGTTTATTGAAACGAGAACTTCGACTCTTCTCTATGCAATATGAGAAGCAAGTTCGGTTCTACGCCAAACTGGCCGATAAACTCGCCAGTTCCATAATCACCGATGATCTTGGGGACTACGTCTGTTCCCTCCACGATGACTTTAAGAGAACTCCGGTTTTTGCAGAGTATCATTCGTGGTATAAAACTGGTGACACGTCTCAATTTCAATTCTTGCTCTCTTACCTTCTCTTTGGTAAGAAAGCTGTATTCCATAATCCCGCTCTCATTACTGAGGCCGCCGAAAAATGGGAAAAGAATGAGGAACATCTTTCTCGACGTGTACTTCCAGCTCATGTTGTTGAGGATCTCCGTCGTGTTATCGCGGAGTCGCGCCTCAGACTCGATCCTGAAGAATTCTTTCCAGGATTTGGGCCAGGCACTGTGAGTGACAAGAAGATCAAAGGATTGACAGCGAAAGCCGAAAATCTTAGATACTTGCCTGAGCTAGACTCGTATCTCGACCTATTAGTACGGTCGTTACGAGAAACCGTCTCATGGGGCAGATTCTTACCAGATCTCGTTCTATGGGAAAAAGGTCGTCGTGACTTTCGTCATGCGTCCGTTGAATTCTCAGAACGGCTTTTTGTGGATAAAGATATCGGGTCTGTACGAACGATATTCCGCGAGCCGAATGTCAAGATGTATTTTCAACAGGGCGTATTACGGATGTTCAAACGCAGCATAGAGACATCAATTTATGGGAAGATCATCACTCTTGAAGACCAGTCGCATAACCAAAAGGTTTGTGTACGTGGTAGTCAAGACGGTGACTATTCCACTATTGATTTATCAGCTGCGTCAGATTTGGTTGCAGAGGATCTAGTCGCACAGATATTTGATGAGCAAACCTTAGTCCATTTTTATGCAACACGGACTATGCTTGTCAAACTGGATGACGAGTATCGCTGTACATATCGGTTTGCCGGTATGGG